ATGCGTGGCCGTCTATGGTGGTGGTTTTGCTGTCTTGCGCCCTTTGACTCATCGCCTAGCTCCGTATCAATTCCCGCCGATGAAGACATCTAGCAGGTCGGTTTCAAACACCCATTCCCGCGTTGTGGCTTCGCGAGCGAACTCCGAATCCGCGGGCTTTTGGATCCAGGCCGTTTCAGCTCCGCAGATGGTACGGCCTGAATTGTCCTTCACGAGGAGGGGTCCGATGCCATCTCCACTAGCTTCGTCCAGGAGAGAAACGGCACTCAGTGCATCGTTGCTGACGCTGCTTTGCATCAGCGTCAACGTCACCGTTCCACCTCGGTCGTTGGATTTGGCTCGAACGCCCTCGCCGTCGGACCCGATGCTCATATTGTAGCTCGGGTTGTTCCTCGCAACGGTGACGAAAGTGCCGTCCGCGATTCCTTCAATCGGTATTCCCGCGAAGATGATAGAGACATCCGCGGGATTGTATGTCTTGACGCTCATAGCAGCTCCCTTTCAGGTTCGGAGTGTGCTCACCCCTTGGGCCAATTCAGCCTTGAGTCAGCTCAGCCTAGATCAGCTCCCTAGACTGAAACCGTCCCGCGAATCTCGGTTGCATGAATGGCCCCTGCCAGGGTCGCCGTGAAGTTGACGTCTGGCAACAGCCTGTTTGCCTTGTCATTCGCATCCACTTCCGACGCCAGCGGCACAGTGACGGTCGGCTCCGGGGTCGCGGCAAGGCCCCCTACCGCGATGCCGTTCTTCAGCACGCCCCGAACCTCGTTCTCGACAACTCCAATCCCCTGGTCGGTGAATGGAATCTTGTCGAGTGAGATCATGGCTCGAAAAACGTTCTCCTGCAGCCGCGCCGTTAGCCAGTCGATGAAGCGGGTGATATCGATGAACTCCCCTCCGATCATCTTGCCCTCGGCCGAGATATTGTTCCCTGCCAGCCGGATGTAGTGCTCGACGTTCTTCGCCCGCAGCTCCGTCAGCTCCGCAGCGGTGTACTCCTGAAAGGAGACCCCGGTGAGCGACTTGAACTTCCAGGTGATTGACCCAGGATCCTTCGGCAGGTTCTTCCCGAGGGAGGCTGCGTGCGGGAACTGCTCCGTCGTCGGATGGAAGTACAGGAAGGTGCGCTCGAAGTCCTGCGCGAGCAGGTTGCTGGCCACGTCACTAGACCCCGACAACGGCACGTCCTGGTCCTGGGTCATGGCCGCCTGGATGCGTGGGATGGTCTCGATGTAGTCAGCGACAGCATCGATCTCAGCCTCTCCAAACCAATCGCCGCAGATGGCGTACCAGTCATCGTTGACGTCCCGCAGGTCGGCGATATCGTCAGCGATGCCGGCGGTGCCTCCCGCGTCGGTGGTGTCGTCGTGGATGAGGGTCCACAAGCTCCTGTCAGCCACGCCGAAGGTGAAGGGCGCGCCGGCTGTAGCACTCCCTCCTGGGGCGTCGGCCGACTCAATCTTCATCGAAGTATCGGGGCCGACGTTGGTAGCGAGCACATCCTGCCCGCCGCCATTGATAGCTGCCACGAGCCCTGCAATCACTTCAGCCAGTGTGGCCGACGCGTCGCTGGTGAACGTAAAGGCTTCGCCATTGATGGTGAAAGCGTACTCGGTGGAGTTCACGGCGACGGGGACCATCGAGACAGTGCGCAATGGCAAGTTGCTCCGCTTGCCAACGATGAACTGGCCTACCTTGGGATTCTGCGCGAGAATCGCCGCAGCGAGCTTGTAGGCAAGGTCGCTCGATGTGAAGCCGTCCCCCGTCATTCCATCTAGGCTCGTGTAGAGCTTTGCCAGCTGTGGAATGCGGTCGTGGACGGTGAGAATCAGCGGGGTCCCGAAGCCGACGCGCGACACCGAGGCCGTCTGCTTTGTGATCTGGACGTTGACGATATCGTTTAGGCTCATAGCCTTGACCTCCTAAGATGCGTCGACCGTGAAGTCGACTCCGAGTTGGGTAGACTTGATGGTCACCTTGTCCGTGAAGCCGGTTTGCTCCGTCATTACCGAGCGAGTTCGGAGCCGAATATCAAGCGCTGCTCTGGAGATCCACTCATCGTTGACGACCTCGCTCACATCAATCACTGCTAACGGCTCAACGATGGCCAATCCGAGCGTATCCTGAAACGTTCTCTGCCACGACAGCATGCCCAAACTGGCCCTCGCCTTGTTGAGCAACGCGACTGCGTTGCACATTGGGTCGTTGGCCCCCGCACCCGCGTCAACGAAGGCTTGAATACCTAACGTAAACTCGAGCATGGACGTCGCTTCGATCTCGATTTCCTTCCCCGCAGGCTGTCCAAGGTCGGTTGTGTAGCGCTTCTCAGGGACCCCTCCGAGGATGACCATCGAGTTGCGATGCAACGTCAAGTAGGGATAGTCGGGCTGAGGGACGTTCTGATTGGCCCATATCACAGTCACGCCAAGCAGCTCGACAAGCCAGTCATAGAGACCACTGTCAATGGTCTCCCAGTCGACGGGCTGCAAGTGCGTTGCGAGGCTGGTCATCTGTCCATCCTCACTGCTACGCACCGATAATAGCCGCCAAGGTCGAACCAGTCTTCAACAGAATGGATCTGGTAGGTCACCCCTCGGTAGAGAAGCCTGTCGGGAGTCTTGCAAGCTGACGTCTCGACGGTGAACAGCTCGCAGGTCGTGTAGACAGCTTTTGCTCCCGAGTTGCGCAGACCCTCTGGAAGGAGCTGCAGTTCCTTTGCGTTCATAGGTTGCACAGACGCACGGATGCAAAAGCGCTCCTCTAGCGGAGCTTGAACTACGCGTCCCTTGACCACCGGCGACGACTGAAAGCGAACGATCTCAACGTCGACTCCCGCGTCCGCTATGCAGTCGTTGAATGGCCGTGATCTGTCAACCACCAGGCTTCCCCTTCTCGTGCACAACCGAGGTGATAGCGCCTATCAGATGGCCCTTATCGATGAGCGGTATGTCGCTGCCTTTTCTAGCTATCGTTGACTCCGCCAGAGGGGGAGGAATGTGGCCTTTGATGCGCTTGATGATATCTGCTCGAACCGTCTCACCAAGCTTGAACATTACCCCCTTGGCTGTATCGCGCCCCTTCTCAACCTCGCGACCACCCTTGGTCATCATGGCCCCGTATCTGTCTCGGTGCGAGTCGAAGGTTGATCGCAAGTAGCTCCGCTCGGGAATGTGTCCGTCCTCAGTCCCGAACTCATGAATGGCCGCCAAGTCAGCGAAGGTCATCGCGGCATCAGGATGATCCGCTTGAGCCATCTCGCCTTGCACACCCACGGTGACGCTGACTCCCTTCAGCGACGCGATACGCGCGCGAAAGCTCCGCAGACGGTTATCCCGAATCCGAACGCTACCACCCACCGTTTAGCCTCCAAAGCTCGCTCACTTCGTCGTTGAGTTGGAGCGCAAGAGGGCTGTCTGCCATGCCGATGGCAAACTGCGGGTTGACCAGCTCGTCGTCGGTCTCTAGTACCTGCTTCGTGCTGCGCAAGGTCGCGGGGAAACTTACCAATGCTGCGCCTTTAGCAGCCTCCCCCTTGAAGTCGGCCGCTCTGTCCTTGAATTTGGCTGCAATATCGCTGAACTTTTTGGAAACAGATCCGACGGTGTAGTCGGAGATGGCCAAGAAGCGCGACCACAACGCTTCGCAAGCTGCAGCAGCCGCGAGATTGAGGTTCGGGTTTTGAGCGACGATGTACTCAACCTCGCGGTCATCCAGCAACGGCCTGTCTCTGATGGTGTCCCCTACAAGAAAGCGGACAGCATCAGCCGTCGACCGCGATGGGTCCCCGTTGTATGTCCACCTCTTGCAGCTCATGCAGTCACTCCGTGGCTACTGCGCCCAGCACGGCCTCGACGAGCTCGTCTTTGAGCGAGTTCTCACTCAGCTCAAGCCCGTATTTCAAGCCCACAGCGATGAGTTGAATCTTGGTGAGCTTGGACAGCTCCTCCCTGGTTGGAGGGAGCGAAGGGTCGCGCGCGGGAGGCGGCTCCGTTGGAATCTTTTCCTTCACCGAGGCAGGCACGCTCTTCTTCCGAGGAACAGCCTTCTTGCTCTTGATGGTGGAGGGGTCAGTTTCAGCCACCCAGCCGCGACGAACCCAGCGATTGACGTCCTTCCATGTGGCCGCTTCAGGGACGGGGTCGCCAGGTCGCCGAATCTCCATCGTGCCGTCGGCCTTCTGCACCTTCAGGCTGCGCAACGCAATATAGGACATGATCCGATTCCTTTCTGGACGCCCTGAGACGGCCCGCGTCACTCGGGGTGAACGCGGGCCGCCTACCAGGAGGTAGCGTGCGCCTAGGAAATGACGCCCGACATAAAGGCCCCGCACTCTGCAGCGACGACCTTTTGGTCATAGGCCATCTCGCCCTCAACCCGGTCGGATTTGAGGTGCTCCATCCTGAAGCGTAGCATGCGCCCACCGGCTGCATTGGAGCCGAAAAGGCCCGTCCAGGCGAACGTGTAGCCGCCAGACGGGAGCATGAGGCTCGGTCGGGGAGCCGCGTACACCAACAGCACGTTCTTGCCGAAGATGAATTGCAGGTTCTCTGCCGCGCCTTCGTTGGCCGTGTTTTGCACCGCACCACCGATGACCACCTTGTCGACCCCTAGCACACCCGCGAGCAGGTCGACGGTCACGATGGCCCGCTGAGTGTACTTGATGCGGTCGAGGAAGTCGGGGTGGTCCTGCAGGACGTTCCAAACCTCTTCGCCCATGCACACCACATTGGCCCTGAAACCTGTCTTCTGCTTCGTGGCGATCAGCTCCGCTCGCATGTCTTCGATTGGAGTCGACCCCGAGGCGTCCCACAAGGTGGAAGGGGTGACGTCGGTCCCGGTAGAAGAGCCCGTCCACACGCCCGTCGTGAAGTACTTTGCAGCCCAGTCAAGCTCCTTCCGAAGCATGAGGTCGCGAGTCACGAACTCGGTGGCGTCGCGGTCAAGGTTGATGACAGGGTCCGCGTTGGCCCGAATCTGGTCGTCTACGTCCTTGTGGAACGCCCGAACCGGGCAGTAGTAGGTCGGCGTATTGTCGACCGTGAAGCCGCTCCCGGCTGACTCGGACGATGGAGCACGGACCTGTGCGTCGGTCCGAAACCATGCGTCCTTGTCATACACGTAGTACCTGTCGCTCTGTTTCTGGACGGGTACCATCGGGAACACCTGGTCAGCGATGAATTCTCGCTGGTCCTGCAAGAACGCGATGCTGATACTCGTCAGCGGCGCGTTTACATGGATGTCTGATGCGGTTGGCTGAGGCATTGCGTGCTCCTCTCAGTTCCTAGTTCTGTCCAAGGGCCCCCGAGGGCTCCCCAAGGGTTTCCCCAAAGGCTCCTGATGGAGCCGCTATGCTACGCGTCCAGGTTGCGTGAGCCAGACGGAGACCTTCTGCCCGGCTCCCGTCGCGGCGTTCAGCGCGCGGCCTGCGATGTAGTTCCCGCTGACCGCTGTGATGGCTTGCCCCGAGGCGTTTGGCGTGACGAGCGCACCAGCTGCGACGGCTGCGCCCGCAACGACCTTGGAAACAGATCCAAGGCCCCACACCGTGGCGGCTTGATCGGCTGCCGGGTTGTTCTGCAACACCCCATCAATCGCGACGCCTGCCCCGGCCACAACGGCCTTGCCACTTGCATTGACCACGACGAAGAGGTGCTGGCTCGCTGACAGGTCTGCGCCGGCGACCATCCCCGGAAGCGTAGGTCCTACTTTTTCCCACGACATAGAAAGGCTCCTTTGAGGCTAAAAGAAAGGTCCCGACGCGCTCACGCGTCCTGGGGTTCGAAGCTCGTCGAGCTGCGCTACGCTCCGCGGTTGCCGAGCTGCGCGGGGTTGTCTCCCAAGTACTCCTGGTACAGGTCAGGACGTTGCTGCATGATGGTGTCCAGTGCCTTGGCTTCGCTTAGCTCGCCAGCGGACTTCTGCACCAGCTCCTTTGCGAGGCCTTGCATCTTGTCCCAAGCACTTCCGCCCTGAGACTGGCCGCGCGAGCCCGCAGATCCCAGGAGAGCGGACTTCTTGACGACCTGGGCTGTTTCGGCCCATTGCTTTTCTAGCGACTCGCCGAATTCTTTGGACACTGAATGGGCCTGCATAAGCATGTCTGCCATCTGCTCTGCCGTCATGCCTGGAACGTGGGCGAACTCGCGCTCGCACTTGGCCACGTAGTCCTTGCGGAGCGCCGACTTGCGCACTGCCTCCAATTCAGCTTCGACCTTGTCGGCCCGCTCATTGGCCTTGTCGATTGCGGTCTGCTGAGCCTTCCAAACCGCCTCCATCTCGGGCGGCATGCCGGCCGGCTTCGTCGACCTATCGGGTTCGCTCTTCTTCACTGGTTCGGCCTTCTTCGGGGCATCGTACCCCGCGGCCTTCGCGACCTCGGCGAAAGCCTCCTTGGTCACCTTGTCCTTGAACCCGTGCTGCAGCCTGTATTGGGCGACCGCGACTTGCACCGCGTCGTCCTCAAGACCAGCTGTTTTCAAGGTCTGCACGAGGGTCTTCTCTCCCTCGGCCTCGGTAGCCAGAACTGTCTGCATGACTTCGTTGAAATCCATGTCCATCCCCTTGGTGACGGCAAAGCGGCGAGCGTTCGCGCCGCGTCTGACGAGGCTGAGCTCGGCCGTATACAACGATCCCAGCATGGTTACGGTTTGAGGCATACGGTCCTCGTTTCACCGGGTTGACTACGCGGAGGGCTCCAGATCAATGAACTCGACGTCTGGCATTGCGTCGGTAGAGACCTTGGTTTTGAACGAGAACCCGCCGACGCTGAACGCGCCAAGCTCTCCCCGTTTGTACTGCTCCCAAAGCTCATCGCTCAACCTGACGCCAGCCACCCATGAGCCCGAGTGAATGAAGTCGTCGCCGAAGGCTCTGCGAAAGACGCGGTGCGGAAGGTTCTCTAACGCAGCTTCCCTGTCCTTCTGAGATGGGTAGACCTCTACCCAGCTCTCTACAAGGACTGCGTCGGCCTTCGTACTGTGTCCTCGGCCTATGACGCGCGACTTGGCCACAAACTCGTGGGCGCTGTCTTCAATCGTTGCCGGCGGGACCCACTCGTTCTGCAGGTCAACGGAGTAGGGGTCGAGAACGACACCATACACGATCTGCTTAGCAGGAGCCGCTTTCACTACCCGGCAACAAATTGACGGGTCCATCCGCAGCTCGCTTGTGGGCTCAGCGAGGGTCGTCCCGGACGTGCCTTGACTCGGCCGGCTCTTGGGACGGGTTTCCATTCTAGCCTTAATCGAATCAAACGGGATGTCAAGGCTTTTCGCCACGGCACGAAGCTTTCGCGTCACCTCGCCACTGTGTCCAAATCGGCGCACGGCTGAAGGGTGGGGAACCATGATAGACGCACGGTCGCCAAGCACGTCCTTGGCAACCTTGCCTAGTGCGAGGACTTTGGCCTGTGGAAAGCGTGCGAGCGACCTATCCAACCATGGCTCCCAGAGCTCCGCAATCGCCTGCTGGCTCGTTTCAACGGGTCGGGCGAAGCCGATGCCCACGTCTTTGCGAGTTAGGCCAAGGGGAGCCAAATAGAGCTTCTCGAAAATCTCACTATCAGGCCCTATCAGCGGCGCTCGGCGAGCGGCCTCAAGCCCACTCGGGGCCGAACCGACAAAGACGAGTTTCGCGTCCTCGGGGCCTTCAAACGGGATTGCGTTGACGGCCTTGCAGACCTCGTCGGCGTACACACGCTTGACCGCGATGGTGTCCCCGTCGTCGGCGACGGCCGCAGTCGAAAAACCTACCACGCAGCCGTTCACCACGTCGACCACGTCGCCAGGCATGACCTCGATTGCGGCCTTCTCGACGGTCATCGTGGTACCGTCCATGAGCGAGATTTCGAGCTTGTCTGCGTGGACGTCCCTCACCTCCCATACTTCGGCGGGCAGGCCGGGCAGCTCCTCCCCCTTGACGGTCATCTCGACGGCCTCGGGCAACGGCATCGTGTCCCGAAGCTCTAGCTCGCGCTGCAAGGCCTCGCTGCGCTGCATCGCCGAGGTGATATAGCTCGCGGGAGGCATCAGGCCAGGGGTGACCTCGGGCACTCCGAGTAGCGCAACCAACTCCTCCACGGTGAGCGACGTGAGCACGGTCCCGTCCGGCATCGTCAGCTCGTGAGTGTGCATTGCGGCGAACGTCGTGGTGTCCCACATCAAGCCGTGAGCGTGCTGCCCGTCGAGCGCCGTCTCAAGCTCCCTACCGCTTGGTAGGTAGACGTGGTGTGCGTGCTTACCATCGGTCTTCGTTTTACCGTCAACAAGCTCGTGGGCGTGCATCCCGTCCTCGGCCGTGTAGACGAGCAACCCCTCCCCGGGGAGTACGAAGGCGTGACCGTGCGCGCCGTCTAGGCCTGTCTGGCCTGCGTGCCTGTTCAGCGCGTGAGCGTGCGCCCCTCCCTCGGAGCAGCCGCACAGGAAGCCCTTCTTGGTCTTGTCCTTGTAGCCCTTTTTGGCTTCGTTCTGACACGCCTTTGCTAGGTCGCCCGGTGTCGCAAGGCTGCGCTTGCGCATCTCGTCGACCATCTCGGAGCCGCGCGCTAGAACGGGCTTGACGTCGGTCCCTTGTCGCTTCGCAGCAGCGAAGGCCTTGTTGAGCTTGTAGAGCGCAGACTTCAGCTCTCCGTTGGACATGCCGGCACAGGAGCCCTTCTCGACCCACGCTTTCTCGATGGCCGACAGTCGACGGTTCGCATTGGCACGACCTCCCGACGACGGCAACGCGGCTTGATGGATTACCGAGTACATCCATCCGGGGAGCATCTTGCGAGCCTGCGCCAAAGCCGCTTCGAGGTACTCGCGCGTCTTCTTCTTGGTCTTCTTGGGAGCGGCCTTCTGAGCCCGCGTCGGGATCGGCTTGCCTTCCCGCTGACACGCTCGCTCAAGAATGTCTCGTGCGATTGCAGCGGCCTGCTCAGGCGACTTTCCAGCTCGGATCTCAGTGCGAAGATTCTGATCAAACGAGGTCAGGCTGCAAGCTTCGATGAGTGGCATGTCCAATCTCCTACGGGAATCGCAGCGTCATGGTCGAGCGACAGTTTGGGTGGGCGGGCGGCCGCATAACGTCGCCCACGATATTGCTCACAAACGGCTGATCTATTGGGACCGCTTCACCGTCGAGCTCCTCGCAGATTTCGCTCGTGCGGTCGTCCATCATGGCCTGCCAAACCTTCTCCGTTCCTGGAGGCATGAAGCCCCCTTCCTTGGCCAACTGCCACGAGTCCTCAAGGCCCTTGGTGTGCGCGTCAACGGTCTCGGTTCGGGCGATGGTTTGCGCACGGCGGGTCAGGAGCTGTTGAGCGAAGTCCTTTGCATTGGCCTTCGCCTGCGCTTCAGGGATCCCACGCGCAATGGCGAGGTCGCGCCTTGCGACTACCCATCCAGCCTGCGTCTCGGTGAGCCCGACGACGGCCTCGATCTCCTCGATTATGGCCTCGGGTCGGACCCCACGCTCGAAGTTTCGCGCGAGCAAGGCGCGCAGCTTGTTGCGCTGACCATCGCTGATGTCCTTGATAAGGCTCAGAGATTTGCTATTGACCCATTTGATAGAGTGAGGGTTGATGGGAACGACGATATCGACGGCCAACTCGGCTTTCGTCACCTTGAACTTCATTGGAAAGCCGTAGTGCCGCGCTGTGTATTGCCCAGAATCTTCGATAGTGGCTATGTAGGCTCGCTCGACACTGGCCATCAGGCGGGTCCAAAGCACGACCGACTCGGGGTCCGCCTCATTGAACCACGGCATGGCGTCCAAAATAGCCTCGATGCTCGTCTGTCCCGAGGAGATGGCCTTCTTTAGCCCCTTCATCTCGTCGCTAGCGTACAGCGCCCGCATGGCCTTTAGGAAGGCGCGCGAAAACCGCGTCTCGTTGCGAGAGAGGATTGACGCAGCGGCCCGAATCTCAGGCGAGTCCGTCCTGTTGCCAGGAGGGCGACGCGGCTTGCGCTTCGCAGCTTTTTGGACCTTGATCAGCATCAGCGGCTCTTGCGGCCCTCGCCGTACGCGTAGATGGTCATGGTGTCGGTGGTCCCCGCCGTCGAGTCGACAACCGGCCGTATCCCCTTGAGCCCGGTCACATTGACGTTAGGGTCTATCCATTGCTCCTCGCCCAGCACCCAGGCGCGCGACTTCTCGCCCTTTGCCTGGTCGATATTCGGTGGAGAGCTTGTGTCGGGATTGACGGGGAGGCGATGCCATGCGGTCCCGTCCAAGGTGCCCTCGTACCACCATTCGACCGACGTTGCAGCGACCCGGACATGGGTAAACGCAAAGGACACGAAGTCGAGGTCCTGGACGTCCATATCATCGCCTATAGCGGGGCTGTCTTGCGCGATTATCGCAGCGTCCATCACCTGGCCTGCTCCCGCGCGTCCGACTCTGTTTTCCCAAGACATTGTCGTCCTCCTAAAGCTTGAATGAGCTACTCAATGGTCACCTTGTCGAAGCCCGCGTTGCTCGTTGTTTAGCCTTCAACTCCTCGCTCATCACCGGGCTCAGTATCGTCGTCTACGTCGTCCTCGTCCCCGTCGTCCTCGTCCCCGTCGTCCTCGTCCTCGTCTTCATCGGAATCACGTTCGTCCCTAGCGTCAGGCTCTCCAGTAGCGGGTTCTCCGGGCGGCTTCGCTTGAGGTTCAGGAGCCTGCTCTTGCGGTAGGAAGCGTTGAGCATCAGCCTCCTCAACAGCCAATGCCGAAGCGAGGAGGGCAATGGCAGCCGGTCTATCGACCTGTCCGCTTTTGAGAGCAGCCGCAACCGTGAGTACTGTAGCGACCTGGTCACGGCTGAGTAGGCCATGGTCGCCTGCAAGCGATCCAGAACCAGGTAACGCAGCGGGATCGCCTTCGGGGAAGGGAAGCGCATCTTGATCCTCTGGGGGCTGAGGCAGGCTTGCCATCTCAAGCAGCTTGCGCTCAAGGGGTTTGCTCGGAGTGAGATTGCCACTGGCTGCGAGGGCTTGAACGTATTTGGCCACGAGGTCGAGATCAGGCCCCTCGATATCTCCATGGACGAGATACGGATCCAGCTCCACAGGCTTGCCATTGAGAGCTTGGCGTCTCCGTATCGCGAAGCGATTGAAGACGGACGCTATGACGTCCATGATGGTGCCTAGCGACGTCCCGAAGAGGTCAGTCATGTTCGAGGACAGCGCGAGGCTTCCAACCTTGTCCATGCCCATGACCAGGAATTGAGCTAGGAACAGCATCAGCATTCGCGTCTCGTAGCGCTTCACGATGCTGTTGGTGTCTATCATGCGACGGCCGCCCGTGGTCATCAGCTTGAACTTGAACTGCGACGGCTTCCCCTCGGCTGTCATCTCAGACGGGACGAGTCCTCCCCAGCGTTCGTCCACGCGCACCTGAGTGAAGAAGCGCTCGAGGTATTGGCGC